CGTCATTGTATTTTAATTCTGGATAGGCTTCAATAAGCCTTAGAAATACTTCTCTTTTAATCAACATAAATCCAGTTCCAGCATCATAAATTTCAAGAGCACCTTTATCTACGCGAATAGTATTACTTTTATTGCTGACAGGATTTACTACAAATCTTACGCTATTCTTTGCCAAGTCTTCTGCAGCAATTCCTTCGTTGACATTTTCTACAACTTTATTCCAGTTAATTTCCTTGATTGGATAAGCACCTGTCATAATATCTTTATCGTGCCAAAGCATTTTCAAAATATCATCTGGAAGAAATGCTAAGTCAACATCAATAAACATAAAATGTGTAAACTCTGGGTTTGCCAGAAATTTAGCTACAAGTTGATTTCTTGCTCTACTGATTAGTGAATCAGAAATCGTACTCAACGCGAACTTAAGTCCGATTTCTTTAAATCCCATTACTGTCTTAATCATAGACATAAAGAATGGTTCTGTTACTGACATATCGTAACAAGGTAGTCCTAGAAAGATTTGCCAATTAGCAATATCTTCTCTAGAAATTTCAATGGTTTGTTCTGTTGTTTCAAGCATTTCAATAGTATACACAAAAAAAAGCCCCTGCGCTTTATGACGCAGGGGCTTTTTACTTTTTTTTATTTAGTCAATTACTTGCTAACCTTAGCATTTGTCTTGACATTAGTAACTTCGCTTGCCTTAACAGTTGTATTCTCGTTATTGCTTGTCTTAGCAATAGCCTTGAAATAAAGCTTTGACTCAGAAGAATCGTGACGAATAATAACATCAAGATTCAATTTCTTTGCCTGAGCACGAATACGCTGCTGCATTGAATTGTATTGCTTACCTTTTACAATTCCGTCAATGCAAAACTTATCGCCAGACTTTGCCGACTCGTTAAGCGTATCAATAATCATTTGCAATTCGTGACTTACACGACCATTGCGAGTGATTTCAGGAAATGAATCTACTTTATTTACTGTGAACATTATGTTCTCCTTTTGGTTTTTTTTGTGTAAAAGAACCGAACGGTGTTCGGTGTTTTCTGTTAGAGATAACTATACACGCTCACAATGCCCAAGCAACCCGATTTGGCAAAAATAAATAAAAAAGTTTTTTGACTTAGAAATCTCCTGAGTCAATCTTTTTTGAAGCTTTTTGAGACTTTGTTGCCTCATTTTTTTGAATCATTTCTTCAAGCATCTTTATGCGGGCCTTCGCAATTACAATCTCTAGATTGAGATTTGAAACCTGCGTGTTAAGTTCTTGAATAATGAAGTTAATTTCTAACTGATTGTCCATTAAATATCCTCCAGCCATTTCTCATTGATATCAGACGGATTCATTTTACCATACCCTGGTACGAACTCCCCTTCAACTTTGTCAAAAACTTTTACTGTTCCAAAATCCTCTATGTCTTCAACTTGCTCCCATTCAGAATTAGGGCTAAGGATTTCAATTTCAATTTCCTGATCCATCGCTATATTCTGAATACAATTGTATACAGCGCCAGTTAAAGCATCTGCTAAGTCTTTTGAGCCGCTATTTGGGTGATCAATTTTATTATTAGAGAACAATCTTAATTTTAGAAGTTCTTCTTCAACCAAAAGTTCATTCCAATAACCTCTCAATCTTGTATCATAAATTGTAGTCATAAGAGTGTCATAATCCGTTTTCCTAACGCTATGGAAATCTGCATTGATACCATGAGCTCTTAAGCTTTGAATCATCTCAACAGATTGCCAGCGGTCAAATGTAACCAAACCAACATCAAATTTTCTACACAAATCAATAATCATTTGTCTTACATGACCAAAATTAATTTCTTGACCAGGACTTGCTTCCCAAGAATGAACTAAATCAACATTTACAACAGGTAATGTTTCAACACCCATTCCAGTTTTTACTTCCTTAAGTCCTGGGCTATGAACCATTGCTAATGCAGATCTATCTCGTTTCAAACCTAAGTCAATATGTATAAACCTTGTGTGACCATCTGAGTTATTAAACCATTTATGAAATTGACCATCTTCATCCATAGGATTACTTCCATACATAAAAGCTTTTCTAACTCTATCTGGATCTCTAAAGTATGCATCTTCCATATTTGGAGGCTCACATTCAAATCTTGCTCTTGCCTCAATTGGATTTCTAATATATTCAGACTCTAACTGTTCTCTTTTAATCGTTGGATTTACTTCCCAAGTTGCAGCCTTTATGAACCAAGTTTTTGGTTCTTCTTTTTGTTGAGCACCAAAATATCTTTGCTGAATAAAGTCACCTTTATATCTTGGGAATGAAAGAAGAATTACTTTTCCGACTTCTGGGAATCTGGACATTACAGATAACTTAGACATATTGTAAATTGCTGATGCAGATCCTTTTGATCTAGTTTCGCCTCTTAATTCCGCATCTGTTTTAAAAGCAGAAATTTCGTCAAGAACAACAGTTAATACTTCATAACCTTCCCAACCTTCACTTTCAGAGTGACCAGAAAAACATCTTACTGGTCTAGAAAAGAAAAAGATTTCCGATACTCTTGGTTCAAATCCAACATTGTTAAAATACGGAGATGACAGTAATAAGTTTTTCAATGGTTCAAAGAAAACTCTTTGAGCTTGCTGTGCGTTAACAGCAAGGTTAAGAAGGTCAATATAAACTCCATTTGCCTTTCCATAATAAGACAAAGGATCTCTCAAACAATGAAGCAAATAGGCAGTATATGCAATTGAGATTCTTGAACAGTGATCTTTTCCCGAACCCTTTCCCAACATACATATAACTTCATTGTCTGTGTATTTGTTATAATATTCTTCACCTTCGGCTTGACCCATCAGTTTTTGTAGTGTATGCTTTTTCAAAATCTGAGTGGAATGACGAACGATTTCTAATTGAATAGGGGATAGCGGAGGCAAACCGAGAAACTTTTTATCTTGTACAAACACTTCAATTGGTACAGGTTCTTCATTAAGATCTTCTTGTTTTAATAGTCTATCAAAATCCTCTAAGTTAAGATTCATTCCAATAAAATCACTCATACGCACCTATTCCTTTACAAGAAAAATTAACCTTTATGGGAGCTTTTTCTCGTTTCAAATTATGACTCATAATTAAAATCACAAGAAGAACAAAGTATACCAGTTCTATTCTTGATTCTCCTGTGATCTTCTCTCCATCCCCATTTTTTATATTTAACATCGCAATCTTTTATCAATTCTTGCAACTCTTCAATATAAGCAGCATCTTCTGGATAGAAGAATTTAATTTGCTCAAATTCATCTTTTTTTGCAAAAGAACCGCATAGGCATTCCCCAGACATATGCAGGTTAATGCTGACTTCATTTAATGGAAGATTTCTTGTCTTTTTATATTCAGCCATGTTTTCATTACTCCAGTGAATTAGTGGACTAATCCAAACAAAACTTCCTTCTCTATGAATCTCGTCTGATGTTTTCCACCTTCTTGAAGACTCATCAACGCGAACACCAGTAAAGAATTGAACCCGTTGTTTTCTTCCGTTTGTTACAAACTTTCTATTGACAGATCTAATCTGTCTTTCTTTTAGTCTTGCATACATTAATCTGTGCTGACCAGGCCCAGGGAAGCCATATCTTTTTATTAACTCAACATAAGAGTTTTCTGGGTCTGGTGTTTCTTCAATTAGATCTAAGTTGTAATTATTACAAGTTTTTCTTACAAAATCTCTTGTCTTTGCAATCCCAATTCCAGTATTGATATGAACTACTGAATCAATGTGATCTTTTAGAACATCTAGCATTACAAGAGAATCATTACCGCCAGAGAACATCAGAAGTTTTTTTACTGTGTTTGGATACTTATTTTGTGCATAGTTGTAGATTTGAAATGTAATGTCAATGCACTCATCTAGTGAGTAATCTTTGACCATATATCTTTTATAAAAGAGTTCATCAATTGTGTCAGTTATTTTACTCATCTTCAATAACTTCGCCTTCTTCATATTCTGGCTGTCCGTTATTCATAATTTCAAATGCAATTGCTAATTCTTTACGAACCTCATCAGCAATTAATGGATGCTTACCAATAACATCTCTAAGAACCTTTGATAAAACCTGGTTCACACTTTCTGCTCTTTGCATTCTGGCAATATATTCACTATCAGCCTGATTACCGCCCATCAACTTGTGTAATTGGGCTTTCTTTGTAGCAATATCACCAGCAAGTTTCAAGGCCTGAATTCTTGCAGCAACCATTCCATGATCTGTTGCAATACTAACTGTTTCCCAAGCCTCTTTGCTAATCTGATCAAACTCTTGGAGGGCTTTAATTGTATTAAACTGAAGTTTCTCTAAGAAGTAAGGATCTTCTTCAGCCTGACGGTTGAGAATCTTTTTATACTCCTCAACATGCTCTTTCGCATCCTTTACAGAAATAGAAAGCAAAGCTGCAATTTCTGAAAACTTATAACCCTTTACGAATAAAAGACCAGCATCTTCAACATCTTGCAGTTTGTCTAAGAGCGTCTTTTCTTTATATTGCTCAATATTTGACATAGCCTGTTGTAATAATCCTTTGTGACCGACTCCCATGAGTACCTTTCGTGGACACTCATCGCATTTTTATATGTAAAGTCGGCAACATCATTGTAGTTATTAACTACATATAGCATTTTATCACATAAATCGGTGAAATTTGGTGCAGCCCAACACCCATTACCAGAATATATACCAAAAAGGTTTCTATTTGACCAACTATACTTTAAAGGAACAGATAGATCTGCATACTCTCTACAAGCCGTAGCCTTTGTACAAATCGTAGGAATACCTTTCATAATTGCCTGAAACGGAATCATTCCCCAACCTTCCCCGCTGGTTGGATATGCAAGACAGTTAGCCCTATCATACAATTTTGCCAAATCTTCGTCAGATAAAATATCATCAATAACCTCAATTTGTTCGTGACCGTAAAGCGACCTCATATTCCCAGATCCTTTCCCAATCCTTGCGTCAGGCGGTCCAGAACTTTTATAAATCAATCTATAGCCCTCTTTACCTTCAAACAGGCTTAAAAAGGCATCCACGACCATCTGAGAGTTCTTTCGCGTTGATGGAGAGCCAATGCTAAGAAAAGAAAAGGAGCCAGAAAGCCCACGATGACTTGGATAGTATAATTTTGGGTCCACGCCCAATTCAAAGGCAAAGACTGGTTGAGTAACACCCGAATTAATAAAGACATTCTTAGCCCATTGTGATGTTGTCCAAATCTCATCCATCTTGTTCATCTCTATAACCCAATCTCTGGGTAACTGATCTGTCTCCCAATACGAGAAGCCAATGTTATAACCATCGCATTTGTTATATGCATCTGGTAGTGAGCAGTTGATTAGAATGTCGCAATCAAACTTTTTGGATACGGCATAGCCCAAATTTACAGGAGACATGGATAGTTCAGTATCAAGTTGTACATTTGCATCGCATATGTTCAAGTCTTGATATTGTGTAAGTTGATTAAAGATATGATGTGATGCATACCCATAACCTTCAGATATTGTTGAATTAGTATTATTTGTCCAAATTATTTTCATAATATTTAAAAGGGGTCCCTTTCGGGACCCCTGCTACTTAGTATCAGGATACAACCCGATAGATTTTGAGAGTGTCACATTCTAGAAATAGAACAAGACGCTCTGTTACACGACTAATGATCATTGCACTCCTTTCGTACAAAAAATAATATCACAAATTAACAAAATTAGTCTTCGTTATTAAAAGATAGTTTATTGCCAATAGCTTCGGCTTCTTTGCCAAGTTCATCGTAAGAATAACCATACTGCTTAGTAAACTGAACCCTGTAGTTGTACCAGCCGACAACTCCTTGCCAAAACTTTTCATCTGTATTGTTTGCAAGTTCTTCAAGTTCTTCTGTATCAAGCAAGAAACTTAGTACACCTAATGGCATATATACAACCATATCGTATGTGTAGTCTTTATCGCTTGCGTAGTCTTTAAGGATATCTTGGAACTCTTTGATAACTCTAATAACTGCATCACCGCTAAAGTAATCAATTGAACCGTAAGCATTTCTAATTCTTGGGCAGTAATCATCTACGGTTGTAATTGTTCCAAATGTTCTACAGACCATTGGTCTGTATTCATAGATAGTGCAACCGCCCTTATAAAAGGCACAATGGCGAGTTGTTTCTCCATCTGGTTGCCAGTCTTTATCATACATAGCATCTTTTAGATCTTGAATTACTTCATTCATCCAATCATCAGCAGCTTGTTGACCTTTATCTTCAAGAGTAAGGTAATATTTGTGTCTAAGTTTGAAAGCAATATTTGCACACTCTGCCATATGGATTCTTAGCCCAATACGACAACAAAGACCAGAGCCTAGACACTTAAACTGAGTCTCATTCTGTTTTGCTTCAATTACTCTTACCTTGTTGTAAATCATATCAAGATTTACAAATGTAACTGTATCCTGTGATGTTACTAATCTTCTCATTTTCCAAATTTCTTCTTTCTTTGTCTATTTATGGCTTGCATTTCTCTTCTTTTTTTCTCAACCTCTTTTTGCATTGGAGATTTTGGAGGTTTTGGTCTTCCAGCATTTAAGTTTCTACCTTTACCCCTATATTTAAGAAGATCGTGCTTTTTAACCCAGTTATAAATTGCTTGAGGTGTAACTTCAATATTGTAAGACTTTTTTAGGTGCTTACAAATATCTGTCAAATTCATTCTTCTTGTAACATACATCTCGTACAAGAACACCTTGTCTTTATACGGTTCGTTAGCCATGCGTTAAATGATACCACAGACCAATACCAATTGCGTCAACAATATCATCATCGTCTATACCATCAATTTCGTTTCCAAAAGCAGCGCAAACAATGCTTCTTACTCTCTGCTTTCTTTCGTTTTTCATTTTGATTTGTATTGAACCTTTTTCTCCGTTCTTTTCAAGTTCTACCTGATCTTTCTTTGTTACATTCTTATATCCAATACCAGGCTTCCACATTAGAGGACTAACATCTTGAGTCTTTACTCCGTAGACATTCAAAATTCCCCAAGTAAAGCCAATTATATAAGAAATAATCCTGCTTGATTGAAAGTTTTGAATATAGACAGACTGTTCAATTACAGCATAATCAATTGTGTGTTTTTCAAGAATATCTTTGATACCAGACTGAATTGATTCAAACTTAACAGAAACATCTTTAAATTTAGATAGATCAATCTTTCCAGTCTCAACAATCTCTTTATTGCGATTAATAACCGCCCATGCTAGTGAGTGAGATGCGGGGTCAATTGCAAGAACATTTTCCCATGCATTTTTTGCTCTCATTATATTCTTGAGGCTCATGGTTCTCTTCTGAGTTTTTCTTCATCCCAGCCCCAAGATACAAGTCTTTTGATGAACCTTTCGTTTTTACAACTTTCACAAATATTCTCTTTGTTATATCGTGAAAGAATTGTTGAACAACTTTGAGTTTTACAAACTCTTTTTTTATTTTTTTGATTTTTGTTTTCATGATATTTCTCTAAAAGTTTTTTATTAGTGCAGATTTTTCTACACTCTGCCGAGCAATATATAGCGTTATAAGACTTTGCAATAAAGCCAGTATAACAATCTTCATTTGCACAAACTCTTACCTCATGAACCGCCATTTTCGTCTGCCCAGCAATACTGGTACAGTTCACAAGATGTACATTTTGGCGATGTTTGCTTATATGGTCGCTTTGGCATTCTTGACTCCTTGTACCTAGTATAGATATCTGTATATTTCTTAAACAGATTATCTATAAATTTTTCATCCCTATGAATTAGGATTGGCAGAATGTCTTGATTATTCTTGTTTTCATAAATTACAAATGCACTTTCTAGATCCAAGCAGCGCAAGTAGATTTGTGCTTGCCTATAATGATCATCTTTTGGCTTGTTATATATTCTTCTGTACTCAAAACCTTCTGTAGATATTGATTTTAGTTCAATCAATTTCTTTCCGTGAAAGTCAATTATACCATCAGCAGTGCCAGTAATTGGGGGATTTTCATAAGTTACAGGAATCTCTTCTGCTACAAGTATCCCCATTTCCCTAAAATATGAGTATATGCGTTCGTGAACAGCATGACCGTTATCAAAAATACGGTATGTCTGTGCAGAAAACGATGGTATTACATTTACGCCTTGAAAGATGTAGTACCAATATCTAGAGCACTGATTTGTGTAACTAGGATGAAAACCATCAACTTTTTTTTCAAATTCAACATTTCTCTTCTCAAACGATTGATTAATAGACTTAACAAGTTCTTCAGCGACTTCTGCATCATTTATTACAGGATCAGTCTTTTCTTCTTTAGGGACTGGATTTCTTAAAGCATTAAAAGCTCTCAATTATAACCGCCTTTAGCGGCCAGTTTAAGAACATTAATATTTTCGGCAAGTGCTTCATACATGGTTTTCCATATATCATTTACCGTCTTATCTTTCTCCGTCATCATAGATGATCGGCGTTTAAATGCTTGAGACTTAACAATCATTTTGGTTCTATATGCTGCCAAAATGTTTGCGTACTTAATAGCCTGTCCTCCTACATAGTGATTTGGATTGTTGATAATGTCATCTACAATCTTCATACACTCAATAAATTCTTCGGCATCTTCACCCATTTGTGAAGATAGCCAATCAATATCAACAATAATGTCTGGCATTATTCTCCTTTACTCTTTTTATCAAGATAGTTTAGCACAACAACGGTCAAAATTGTCACCGCTGAGAACATCCAAATAAAGTATCCAATTTCCTTAATCATTTAATCTCCTATTTACAATCGCATTTCTAAGATAGACCATAGCATAACATATGGCCATAAAGATAAATCCATACTGCTCTGTAGCAATAGCGTAAGTTATCCATAAAATTTCATTTATTAGGGTAATCAACCAGCCCCACCAAACTTGTTTGCCAGCAAGCCAAAGACCAGTTACCCCAAGTATGCCAAGAATCCAAGACCAAAGCATTTTTATTATCTGCTTTGATAAGAAGAAAGTCTTGACTTTAATAGTGTAATTTCATCTTCAAGTAGTTTAATTTTAATAAGCAACTTTTCTTTTTCAACAAGAAGCTGCTCTACTTTTCCCTCATAAAAGAAAAGTTTATTAAGATCATTTTCGCTCATCTAGTTCCTTTAGTTTAATATATATGCCATATGCTTCAGAAAGATTTGTATTAATTTGAGTACTAGATGTTCTATGGTCATAAAATGATGCAAATAAATCTGCTACATATTTCCAGTTTTCCAAATCTCCTTTAATTAATTCAAGTTCTGCTTCAGACTCTTCCAAGAGTTTTAATAACTCAAAAAATGCTGGATCACTCATTATTTGTAATACTCCTTACATTGTTGATTGCTTCATCAAGTTCTTTTTCTACCTCTGGCAATGCTTGCCAATCTTGATTTTGAATTGTTTTGTCATACTTGTTCAAAGCTTGGTTGTATTTTATAATTACATTTTTATATTTTGTAATATTTTGTTTTCTATACAAATAGACTGTAAGTATAAAGTTACTAATACCAATACTCCATCCAACAAGAAATTTAATATCCAATTAAGTGCCTCCCTATCCATTCTGCTACTGGTGATGCTACTGCATTACCACACATCTTATAACGATTTGTATCGGCAATCTTTTTACCATTTGAATCAAACTCTGTGTGATTGTCTGGGAATCCCATTAATCTTTCACATTCAAGAGGAGTGAGTCTACGCAATACAAGTTCTGGTGTATATTCACTTGGAATTGCTACTCCTACACCCATTTGTTCGGTGATGCATATTGATGTATTTTTTTCAGATATTGGATCTTGCTTAATATGGAAAGAGTATGTTTTATCCCCATCAGAAATTCCTACCAATGGGACTTGTCCACCACCAGTACCCATCCTATGTTTTAGAGTTGGCATAATTCCATCTTCGTAAATACGAACATCATTAACTCTTGTTCCATCAACAATCATGACTGTCGCTCTAGACTCGCCAGTATTATCAAAAGCATTTAAAGTTGGACTAATATCTTCTGTTCTCCAAACTTCTGCTGGTAAATTACCTTCTGCATCTCTTGCACCAGATCTAACAACCTTGACATATGGTTCAAGGATGAAATTCATTTCTGGTCTTTTATAATCACTAGCGGATAGACTTACTCCGCCTTCTGACCACTTTCCATATCCTGATTTATCGTAGAGGACAGGTCTATCAGAGCCTGTCTCAATGGTTCTGGCATAGTGTTTCCTTTTCTTTCTGCTCTTCTTAATATTCCCATCGCTGTCTTCGGGGACAGGTAATATTTGTGTTCCACATCTTTCAGCGGTTGCAGAATCAAAACAAGCGATGACAAATACTCTTCTTCTTCTCTGGGGGACTCCGAACCATTGTGCATCCAAGACATGCCATTCAATTGCCAATGCCCCGATGTTTGCCATTTGGTTGATGACTTCTGCGAAATCTTCTCCTTTATTGCTTGTGAGGGCACCTGGTACATTTTCCCAGATTGCCCATTTTGGATATTCTCCATTTGTTGCATTACGCATCTCCTTGATTATTCTAATTGCTTCAAAAAACATACCTGAACGACCGCCATCAAGACCTGCTCGCTTACCAGCGACAGATAAATCCTGACAAGGTGAACCAAAGGTAATCATATCTACTGGCTTAATTTTTGTTCCATCTACATCTTGAACATCAAGATACTTAGGAATGTCGGGCCAGTGTCTTTTAAGTACTTCTTGACAATGCTTATCCCATTCAACTTGCCATTCACATTTCCAGCCAGCGTTTTCTAAACCAATGTCAAAACCACCAACTCCTGCAAATAGGCTTCCAAATGTTTTACCTTGTTCGTTCATATGTCTCCATAGACTTTTGTATCTTTTGATCTATACCTAACTGCTTCATCTTACTTACCCATGATGGCGAACTGTGTTCAACAATTTCGCATATGGTGCTCGCTAGTGTATCAGAGACAACCTTGTGATTCTTCGCCAAACGCTCCAAAGAATCAATTTCTAAATAGATTTCTTCTAATAGCGATCTAATGAATAAATATCTTTTCATTTTTATCATTTTTAAAACTTTAGATTTCATCAATTACTCCTAAAAATATACCCGCTTCTTTAAGCAGCTTTTCAACTTGATCAAAATTTTTATACTCATCATCTCTCAAACACAGAACTTTTGAAATACCAGATGTTGCAATTAGTTTTGCACAACTAAAGCATGGAGGACCATTTATAATTAAGGTTCCACTTTGCCTCATTGTTCTATCAGACCAAAGCAAAGCATTTGCTTCTGCATGTACTGCTACACAGTTGTCATAATTTGAACCATGCTCAACATCAGTAAAAGCCCTAGGGCATCCTCCGTCAATACAATGTTTTAAATTAGGCAAAGCACCGTTATATCCAATACCTGATACACGCCCATTTTCTGCTAAGATTACTGCAAAATATTTTCTTCTTGAACAAGTTGAAAATATTTCTCCAAGCATTGTACAAGCTTTTAACCACTTAAGTTCTGAAGACTTTATGGGAAAGTTTGCTGGTTTCAAATTATGAGCCTTTCTTAGATCTAAACAATGCAAGTTCATTTATAGCATCGCTTAAGCAGATATTAAGAAAACTTCTTTGCTCATAATTTTTTCTAAGTTCATCTTGAATTTGTTTAATTTTAATTTCAAGAAGATGCTCTGTGTGTTCTGGGTCCATGTAAGATCTATTCATATTGAGAACCTTCAATAAGGTCTTTAAATACCTGCCAGTCAATTATAGCAACCTTCACATCAGAATCTTCTCCAAGAACAACTGAAATACAAGCATGTTTATAGTTTGAGTTCCAAGCATCTTTTCTCATCTTTAGCCAAGCTTTTCTAGTTAATGTAAAACTTGCACCATTATGTTTGTAATCTAAAACAAATTCATGAAATGTTGCATCGCCTTTCTTAAAACCACGACCAGAGTTTTTTACTGCTTTTGCTTTATCTTTTTTAATTTCTTGTTTTTCATCTCTCTTCATTAATACCCCCTGTGTTTAATTATTTCTTCTTCAGAAGGTTCTCTAAAATTTGGTTGACTAAGTAAATTATCAAATTCAAACTCAGGAACTTCTTGAAGCCTATTGCTTTGATCAAATTTTACTCCCGAATGGGTGCAGAAGGCGACTCCTGATTTAAAGTATATCAATTTCTTTCCAGGCTCTCTCTTTGATTCATCTGGCTTGAGCATGTTGATACCGACTCTTTTAATAAAAGATTTCAAAAAAGTGTCGCATCTACCTTGCCAATTGTATTCTTTATAAACTTTTGGTGCTTGCTTATAATAGAACTCTGCTTGTGAATTAATATTTTTATAAGCGTTTTCCATAAGTTGCACAAGAGAATCAAACTCTGCAAGGACCACATCTCCATACTCATATCCAGTATATGTAGTTCTTCCAAGTTTAGAATCTATAATATTTCCTGGCATGTATTTTTCATACGAGCACCATCTACCAGTTGATATTGTTGGCATTCCTGTCGCTAACGCTTGAAGAGGAATAAAACCAAAACCTTCACCTTCTGATGGGTATACAAGAACATCGTGAGAATGAAATAGTTCAACCATTTCTTCATGAGTTACTGTCTTATAGATCTTTTTAACATTTTTATTATCATTAAATAAATCCAGAACATTAAAACCACCATCATATTCATGACTGTGGTATTTAAGTGTTAGTTCAACATCCGTATTGCCTTTAAAAAGGGTTAAAAATGCCTTTTCAACAAGATCTGCCCTCTTTCTTGGGCTACCAGAATCAACATGAAGGAAACGGATTTTAGACCCTTTTCCACGCATTTTAGGAGTCCATCCGTCATCAATTCCATGCTCAAATACATAAACAGGAGTCTTAACTTTAGATTCAATTACAGCATTTGCTGCAAACTGATTACCTGTCCATATTTCATCAACCTGATTCATTGACTCAATCCAATGAGGCCATGCTTGTGTAGACTCTAAATGAGTCCCATATATTTTATATTGATGATCATAAAATTTGCGAAAACCTGGCGCTCTAAAGCTGGTCATTGTTTCTAGGTTATACCATTCAGGTTCCATATAAAACATTTGAACCCTTGCCTCTGGTGAATTTTGAACTACATTTAGTTTTTGATTTCTATAAACAAACTTATTAAAATGTTTACAAATTCTATTATATCCGTAGGCATAGCCAAATATATTTACAGCATCCTTAATATGCTGATCTGTGTGAAGAGAGATTAGCATTACTTAACCATTAATAAGTTTAATAATCTCTTCTCTTTGAGAGTCATTTAGTTCAATCTTGCTCATGCCGTTCCACTTTTCTTCATTAAAAGAGAACCAAGCACCTCTTCTCTGGATAATGTCCATTTCAACAGCAATATCAATCAACTCTCTCTCTGTGTCAATCTTTCCCTCTTGCGGAAGGACATAATAATAACCAGATGATCCAATTGTAGGAATCTGCTTTGTCTTTTCAATTGTCCAAACTGCTCTCTGACTTGTAATCTTATTTGTTTCATCACGGTCCATCTCTTTCTGAGACATTGACAAAAACAATTTTACAATATTATGCATATTGTGATGAACAGTATTACCCATCTTTGCTTTTGTAACAGCATACATTCCGCTTAGATCAATGGTTTGATGGGCTACAAACAGCATAATGTTTCTTTCTTTATGAAGATAATTAACCAATTTTTGAAGAAGGAAGCCCTGACTTCTTGACTGAAGACCCATTGCTTTACCACCTTCTGGTTTGTCATAAAATTCTTCTTTAATGATGTTTGATAGTGAGTCAAACAGAAAGATATGTTTTTCATCTTCGTGTGTAAGATATGGATGAACATTCTTAAGAATATCTTCAACAACTGTTGATTGAATAATAACAACATCCTCTGTGTTAATTCCACACTTTGCTGCATATTCATCTCTATAAGAATATTCTGAATCAATAATTACTGGCCTGTAGCCCATTTTTTGGGCTTCTGCAATAATTCTGAAACACATGGTTGTTTTACCAACCGATGGCGTTCCCCAAAATA